CAGACCGATACGGCTTACACCGGCTTCAACGCGGTCGTGCCGGCCGACGCCAATCATATCATGCGGCCGAACAGCAAGACCGCGGATGAATCGCTCACCACCGGCGACGAGCTGACGCTCGTCCAGATCGACCGGCTGGCGGCGCGGCTGCGGCAGGGCACCTTCGCCTCGACCGGCCTGATGCCGATCCGCCCGCTCAAGATCCGCGGCGGCAATTATTATGTGCTGTTCGCGCATCCCAACCAGGTGCAGAGCCTGCGCTCGCAGACCTCGACCGGCCAGTGGGCGGACCTGCAGCGCGCGCATATCCAGGGCGGGCTCAGCGACGTGCCGCTGATCACCGGCGGCGATTTCGTCGGCATCTATAACGGCATCGTCATCCACCAGTCCGAAAAGGTGCCCTATGGCGTCAATTCGACGACCGGCGCGGCCGTCACCAACGCCCGGCGCGCGATCCTGTGCGGCGCGCAGGCGGCGATGTTCGGCACCGGCGGCGACACGCCCAATGATGACAAGAAGTTCAAATGGGTCGAGGAACGCTTCGACTATGAGAACCAGCTTGGCGTCTCGGCCTGGACGATCGCTGGCCTGAAGGCTTCCCAATTCAACAATGCGCGGTTCGGGACGATCATCCTCCCGGCTTACGCGCCGCTGGTCTGAGGAGGATAAGATGGCGGTTGCACGTCAATTTGAGCTTCAGGCGGTCCATTATCTGCGCGCGGACATCGCCTACAATACCCCCAATATCGCCAACGGCATCGAGATCGGCGCCGTGCCGGCGGGCGCCAAGATCGAGCAGATCAAGGTCTTCGTCGACGAGGCGTTCAACGCCGGCACGACCAATGTGCTGGTGGCGGGCACGACCGCAGCAGGAACCAATCTGGTTTCTGCAGCGGACGTGACCGAAGGCACGATCGGGGTCTATACCCCGGCCGACGCCGCCAATCAGGGGCGCGGGCTGGTGTTCGCTTCGGACACCACGCTCTACGTTTCCTACACGCAGACCGGCACGGCGGCGACCACGGGCAAGGCGGTCGTCACCGTCTCCTTCGTGCCCAAGGCCTGAGCCGATGGCCCGGATCATCTTCGTCAAAAGCTCGCCGGCGGCGGCCTATGAGTGCGCCGAGATCGAGGGCGGCGAGACGATGAAGCCGCACGAGAAGGCCGCCATGCTCGACGATTTCGTCGCCGAGCACGGCCTGATCCCGGTCGAATCCACCTTCGACGGGGATGTGCCGAGCCACCGCTACGGCCGCTATCTTTCGGAAGAGGATGCGGCCGTAGCGGACGGGGCGAAGCGGCGTGGGCGCAAGCCCGCTCCGCACGCCGATCACGCCGGCGGGGAGACCGCATAATGAGCTTCGGGGCCATCAAGGCGCGCATCATGAACGAGCTGATGCGCCCCGATCTCGCCTCCGAGATCGCGCTCGCCATCAGCGACGCGATCAAGGAAGCGTCAAAGGAACGTTTCTGGTTCAACGAGCTGCGCGGGATCAGCTTCACCACGGTCGCCGGACAGGATTTTTACGACGTCCACGACCTCGCCGATATCCCGCTGATCGGGCGGATCGACAGCCTCCACATCGTCACGCCGCAAGGCCAGCGCTGGAACCTCGATTACGTCAACCATGCAACCTTCGATCGCTGGCATGACGGCGATCAGATCTTCACGCCGACGCCCACCCCGACACCGACGCCCACCCCAACCCCCACGCCGACGCCGACCGCGCCGACGATCACCACCGATCAGAACCAGAGCGTGCCGGAAAATGCGCGGCTCGCAGTCGCGCTCACCGCCGATATGCTGGTGAGCTGGCTGATCGCGGGCGGTCCGGACGCGGCGCAGTTCGAGATTGTCGGCTCGGTGCTGCGCTGGGCGGCCAATGGCACCAAGGATTTCGAGGCGCCCGCCGACGCCAATCACGACAATGTTTATACCGTGCTCGTGAGCGCGATCGATCCGGGCGGCCAAGCCTCGATCAAGGCGCTCAACATCGCTGTCACCGACGTCGCCGACACCGCGCCGCATTTCTACGCCGATTACGCCGCCATCCTGGAGGATGCATGATGCTGAAGGGCCAGCCCGCTTATTATTCGCGCTACGGCAACGGCATCCAGCTCTATATGGTGCCGGACCAGGCCTATCCGGTCGTGATCAACGGCACCACCCGCTTCGCGCCGCTGGTCAATGATAGCGACAGCAATCCCTATCTGGAGGAGGGTGAGCAACTCATCCGTGCGCTCGCCAAGGCCTATCTGCTCGAGGACGTGATCCGCGATCCCGAAAGTGCGGACCGGCAATGGGCGCTCGCCAAGAAGATCAAGAGCGACCTGATCCGCGAAAGCTCCGGCCGATCGGGCACCAACCGGCTGAGGCCCTGCCTGTGACGCCGATTCCGATCCCCTTCGGCGCGTGGAAGCCCGATCAGGCGACCTTCCAGTCCGATGCGCTCGTCGATGCGCTCAACGTCGTGCCGGTGCCGGGCGGCTATGGCCCCGCTTATGATTTCAACCTGATCGACGGGGTTTCGCTGACGCCGCCGATCACCGGCGCGACCGTGTTCGCCGACACCTCCGACGCAAGCTTCATCTATGCCGGCGCGGGCGACGATATCTGGGTGAGCAACAATGGCGCGCCCTTCGCCTCGCAATATCATAGCGCATCGCCGCTGAGCGCGCTCAACAGCTGGCAGTTCGCGCGCTTCGTCGGCAAGGCGATCGCGGTGCAGCTCGGCGCGCCCACCGTCGCCGGCGATATCGGCCAGGCGATGACCGCGCTCGCCGGATCGCCGCCGCGCGCCAAGACGATCGGCACGGTCGGCGATTTCCTCGTGCTCGGCGATCTCGACGACGGCATTGACGGCCACCGCCCCAACCGCGTGCGCTGGAGCGGCTTCCGCAACCCCACCATCTGGGGCACCAATGTCGGCGCGCAATCCGATTTCAACGACATGCCCGATGAGGGCGGCGCAGTGCAGGGAATCGTCGGCCGCGAATTCGGATCGGTGTTCCAGCGCTATGCGATCAGCCGCATGACCTATGTCGGGCCGGACACGGTGTTCCGGTTCGACGTGGTCGAGAAGAAGCGCGGCGCGATCTCGGCCGGATCGATCATCGATTGCGGGCTGATCTCGGCCTATATCGCTGATGACGGCTTCATGCTGTGGGACGGGACGACCTCGACGCCGATCGGCGCCGGCGCGGTCAACGAATATTTCCGCAAGCATCTCGCGCCCGGCACCGAGAATTATATCGTCGGCGCGTTCGATCCGCTGAGCGCCACCATCTCCTGGGCCTATCGCACCGACGGATCGGGGCTGCTGAAGGAGCGGCTGAGCTACAGCCTGACCGAGAACCGCTGGACGCGTTCCAACCTCGCCATGCGCTGGCTGATGAGCGGCTTCGATATCGGCTACACGCTCGAAAGCCTCGATCAGTTCGGGTCGCTCGACAGCCTCAATTTCAGCCTCGACGATCCCAAGCTGCAGGGCAAGCGCTTCCGCGCGACCGGCTTCGATGCCGCCGGGCGCTACGGCCCGCTCAACGGCGATGCGATGGCGGCGACCTTCGATACCGGCGATTTCGAAGCCGCACCAGGCCGCCGCGCCTTCGTCAATGCGGTGCGGCCGATCGTCGATGCGCCGATGGTGTCCTGCGCGATCGGCGCGCGTGCGCAATCGATGGCCGATCCGATCGCCTTCACCGCCTTCGCCGACAAGGCGATCGACGGCAGCTGCCCGCTGCGCGCGAGCGGCCGCTATCTGCGCTGCCGCACCATCATCGGCGCGCGCCAGAGCTGGAGCCGCGCGACCGGCATCGAAGTGCCGGTGCTGATGGAGGGCGCGCGATGACGCCCGCGCGCTACAGCTTCCTCACCGCTGCCGCCGCCCTGTTGGGCTGGGCGCGCCGGCTGATCGACAATCTCAACACCCGCGACGCCGAGATCGAGAAACGGCTCAAGGACGCCGAGGACCGGCTGACGGCGGGAGGCCTCTGATGCTGTTCGGGGGGATCACCACGCCGATGACGCCGATCCTGGAGGCCGAGCTGCGCCAGGCGATCGCGCCCTCGATCGATCGCGACGCGTTCGAATCGCTCGACGAGGTGATGGGCGAGATCGCGCGCGGCGAGGCGATCGCCTGGATCGCGACCGAGGGCCACAAGATCCGCGCCGCCTGCGTCACCCAGATCATTCCGGGCGAACATGGCTCGCAATGCTTCATCCGCCATTGCGCCGGGCTCGGGCGCGAAGAGTGGCTGCATTATCTGCGGCTGATCGAGCTGTGGGCCAGGGGCTGCGGCTGCGCCTCCATCGAACTGATCGGGCGCAAGGGCTGGGTCCGCGCGCTGCAACCCCAAGGCTATGAAGAGCGCGCTGTCGTGCTCCGGAAGGTGCTCTGATGGGATCCAAGAAAACCACGACGACGACCCATTCGCAAGGCAGCCTGCCCGACTGGCTGACCACGCCCTATCAGCAGGCGACCAAGGCTGCGACCAACCTTTACGATACCCAGCCGGGGATCGGCGCGGGCACGCAGGCCTCGCTCGATCAGATCGTCGCCAATGCCAATGCCGGGCGGCCGGTCGCGAACAACGCGCTCAACACGCTCGGCAATTTCGCGGCGGGTAATTTCGGGCAATCCGCGCTGACCGGCGCGGCTAACGGCAGCTATCTCGGTTCCAATCCCTGGGCCAATGGCGGCCAGCCGATCACGACATCGAGCGCGCTCAACGGCGCCAACGGCATGCCGACGAGCGTTTCGGGCGCGCTCAACGGCTTTGCCGGCAATGGCGGGCTCGATACTGGCTATATCGACCAGAGCCTGCTCAACCAGTCCGCCAACGGCAATTTCCTGACGCCGGACAGCAATCCGTTCATCAAATCGGTCGCCAACCAGGCGGCCGATGCGGCGCAGGCGCGGATCAATGCGCAGTTCGGATCGGCGGGGCGATCGAACGGATCGGGGCTGTACGCGCAACTGTTCGGCCAGGGCATCTCGAACGCGGCCGATCAGGTCTATGCGCAGAATTACGAGAATGAGCGCCAGCGCCAGATCGGCGCGCAGAACACGCTGCTCAATTCGCAGCAGGCCGCGCGCGAGGCCGCACTCGCCCGCCAGTTCGGGGCGCAGGGCAATATCTTCAACGCCGAGAACAGCTCAGCCGAAAACGCCGCCCAGCGCGAATATGGGGCGGCCTCCAGCATCTTCGGCGCGCAGAACAGCGCGGCCGAGAATGCCGCCTCGCGTGCCGCCGCGGCCTATGAGGCGGAGCGCCAGCGCCAGCAGGCGGCGGCGAACGGACTGATCGATGACCAGCTTCAGGCTTCGGGGCAGATCCCCGGCCTGCTGCAATCAATCATGAACGGCGACATCACCGCGTTCACCTCGAACCAGTATCAGGACAATGCGCCGTACAATAATCTTCAGAAATATGTCGGGCTGCTGTCGCAGCTTTCTGCGCCCTATCCGATCATGGATAGCAAGACGACCACCAAAACCACCCCGAGCACTTTGGACACGATCAGCCAGGCTGCTCAACTCGGAGCGTCCATCGCGAGCGCGGTGACGGGCAACCCGTTTGCGGCTTTGTTTAACGGCAACGTGGCTTCGGCGGCCGGCGGCAAGAGTGGAGGCATCAACTACAACCCGGCTTCACTGAACGGGGCCGCGAACAAATTTTTCGGCGGCTCATAATGGCCCAGTCGCTCTTCTATGCAGGTCTTACTCGGGTAATGCCGCGCAAATCAATCGCGGACCTCTTCGTCTCCGAGCCGTACTTTGGCGGTGGTCGGGACGCTGACGCCCCGGCGATAGATGGAGCTCTTGCGGCGCTTGGGCGCAGGGGCTGTACGCTTCGACGCCCGGAAGGACAGGATTTCACCGACAACTTCGGTGATCACCCTGAACAGGGTTTCCACGCCTTCCACCGAACCCAGCATCAACGTCCGATAGCACGGCCATTTGTGCCCGCAAAGTCGAACAGGCGCCCTGCGGCGCCGCGAGGGCAGGCGAGCGGGCAGAAAATCTTCTTGATCACCGGCCCGCTAATGGTCGCCGGGAGAGCCTGCGCCAGCATTTTCGCCGGCGGCCGGCGGAGGGGAAAAGCCGGGTCGATCGATGCGGCGATATGCGCTCTCGCGATGCTTGGTCGAGACCGCACCCTGCGTGCCCCTAAGCTTGCTCACATAGGTGCTGGGGTTGAGCAGGAAAGCAAAAGCACGCGACAGCAGCGGTTTGCCCGCCCGAGGGAATTCCACGAAGATCTTCAACACGAGGCGCAGCAGAAGCCACAACAGCCTCGGCACCGCCTGGAAGAATTCCGTCATGCCGAAGGCGAGGTCAAGCAACTCGTCATGCATGCGCCGCCGATAGCACAGGGCTTCATCGACACAAGCAGGAACACGCTCATCGTCACACCGACAAGGGATGCTGACGGCGGTGTGAGCGACCAAGTCGAAAGGACCGAATGATGACGGGACGCGGACCAAATCAGCCGCCGCCGCGCGGTACGCCTCTTGGGGGCTTTACGCCGTCGCGGCCGGGCGGGGATCAGGATATCATCGTAACGATTGGTCCGCACGCCGGGAAGGGACCACAATCCTATCGTTTTCCCCGATCGGGCCAGATAGATTCGTCCGTGGGGTCGTTTACCCCAGCGAAGGCGCGTCCGGTAGATCCAGAAGCTAAGCGGCAACTCCAGCTAAGGCAACAATATTACAAAGCTCAAGAGGCGATAAGGATCGCGGATAATTTGGATCGGCAATACCGTGCGGGTCCTGGAGCGACGACAGGTTTCGGAGGTTTTGCGGCCGATTTCATGCCCACCGCGCAAAATCGGAAATACAATGAACTGTGGCGCACAGTAGATGAAGTAGGTTCCCCCCTACTCGGAAAATATTACAAAGTTCCGGCAGGAACAAGCGCATGGACTCAAGACGATGTCCAGTTACAGAGGATCATAGATTTTCGTAATGACGCTATTGCGGCGAGCGATGATGCGATCAAGCAATTGGGTGGTGTTCCCGACGGGCGCGGAGGCTTGATCCGGCCATCTCAGATGTCCCGCCCGCCTGCCCCTTCGCAACCACCCAAACTGGAGGTTGCTCGAGATAAAAGCCGATTGGAGTACGACCCCGCGCTGTCCGCTCGGGTGGAGCAATGGATCCTCGAAGGCAAGAATGCCAACGAAATTGTGGGCCTCATGCGCTATCCCGCCCGTCCTTCGGATCGGGAAATTCAAGATTTCCAGATACAAATCAATAATGTGCGGCGCGTTCTCGCCAGGCAGCCCGGTCTACGCAATTTTACCCACGCGACCAGGTTGGTCCCCAATAATCTGTTTCACCAGATAGCGGCAGGCCCGTTGGCGACCATTGTTGTCAGCGCCGCTAAGCATACTCCCGGCTTGATCCTGACGAACGAGATGCAAAAAAAGGTACAAATGCTTGAAGCGGCGAACCCGAAGTCCGCTGCTTTGGGCGACCTGCTTGGTACAGGGGAAAACATATACATTAATGGGGGGGTGAAGAGCGGGATCCAGAGTTTTCTTCCTGAATCTGGGGCAGCCGTAGCAAGCGAACTGGTCAATATAGTTCCAACTGCCGCTAAGGCTTGGGCCTCAGCTGATGATGGCGACGGCTTGTTGGACGCAACAACTGCCATTCTAACCTCCAAAGTCCGAAGTAAGGTGGCGAGCAGGGCAGGAGACACTATTCGTTCATCCTATCCAGAAGTCTTCGAGAAGTATAAGTGGGCGGACCCGTTGACGCGGCAAGGTTTGCCGTTTGTAGTCAACAAAGCTTATAACGGTATCGCGGCTGGATTGGGAAATCCGCCGGAAGCGCCGACTCTCCCCTCCGTCCAGGTAGGGGCCGGTGCCTACATTGCTAATCCGCATGATCCGAACCTCCAGACGGGACCCCAAGAGTCCGGCCCGGAGGGAATGCGTCAGGACGCACGAGTGCACGCTGGCGCTGTAAATCCCGAGGCATTAGCCGCTCCGACGGCTGATCAGGGGACGACAAATTTTTATGCGCAGCTCGGCGATCTCAAGCGCAACGCGGATGCGATGGCGGCGGGGCCTTATCCGAACCCCGGCGATGCCGCGCGGGCGGCGCAGTTGGTCGATCCGCGGCCGGTCTATCCGACGCAGCATCCCTATGGCTTCGGGGCTCGGTTCGAGCCCGATCAGGTTGCGTCGGGGCGGCCTTATGCGGTCGCATCGCAGGGGTTTGCCGCTCCGGCCGATGACCAGGGGACGATCGTCTATCGTACGCAGCTACCCACCTTTCACCGTTATGGCGCGCAGCCAGGCGTCGGGCGCTATGGCGATGCCGGGGACGATCCGCATTACGGCCTGAGCTATGACGATGGCGCGGGCGGCTATGCCCAGGACGGTTCGGACGGGTTTGATTTCCTTTCGCCCGCCTCTGTGCATGCGGGCGGCTGGCAGCATCCGGCCGATATGTGGGCCGCGCAAGGGTCAGAACAGGGGCCGGGGCTACTGGTCGCGGCGCCCGGTGCGCGCTTCGGCTATGGGGGCGCCGCGCCAGCGCCCGTGATCGGCGGGATCATTCCGCTTGGCCTGGGCGCGGCTCCAGGGAGCGATGGGCCGGGCGGCGGGAGCGGCAGCGTCCCGCTGTACAGCAGCTATACCGGCTATGGCGGCGCTGGCGCCGTAGATGCGCAGCCCGATGTCTCGATCGTGTCGGACCCGTCGGGCTGGAGCCCGCGCAGCGCGGTGCGCAACATCCTGGCGATCGCGCCCGATGATGGGCAGGCCGCGCGCAACTGGCTCGATCCCAACACCCCATCGCCGCAGATCATGCTCAACATTCCCGATCTTTCGGGGCTGATCCGATGAGCGCGCGTCCCCCGGCACGCAGCGCCCGCGCGGCCGCGATCACATGCCTTGACCAGGGAGCAGGCCGATGAGCCTTTACGATTGGGATACCAATCCCGCCAACAACACCGCCAAGCCGGGCATCGACTGGTCCGAAGGCATGCTGCCCTCCGCCGTCAACAACAGCGCGCGGCAGATGATGGCCGATCTCAAGGCCTTTCTCGCCTCACCCGTTTTCACCGGAACAGCAAATTTCGATAGCATCAATGTCACCGGAACGGCGACGATCGCGAACTATTCGGGCCTGTTCGGCGCGACGGTGACGACCGGCAACGGCGTCTCCACGGGTAGCGTGGCCTTGGAAATCGGCGGCGCGCGAACCGCCGAAGGCGTCAGCATCGTCGATCTGCATGCCACGAGCGGCAGCGACTATGATGCGCGCGTGATCCGCGGCGGCGGCGCCAACGGCAATCTCGACATCACCAATGTCGGCGCCGGCCTCGTCAGGCTGATCGCGCAAGGGGCCGGCGCAGTCGATTTCTATACCAACAACCTGTTCCGTGGGCGGTTCGCCTCCAACGGCTATTTCGGGCTCGGCACGGCCGGCCCCGATAGCCCGCTCACGATCGTCAACGACGTCGATCAGATGGTCAATATCAGCCGGCCGACTGCCAATGCGTGGAGCGATATCCGCTTCTATTCCGGCGGCGTTGCGCGCGGGCTGATCGGAGCCGATCCGAGCAACCGCATGGCGCTTTACAGCGATGCTGATCTCGCCTTCTACACAGCCGGCACGGTGCGCGGCGCATGGCTGGCCAACGGCAATCTCGGCATCGGCACGACCTCGCCGACGCGCCCGCTGGATGTGAACGGCGATGTCGGGCTCAGCACGCTGCGGTTCAGGGGCAATCCCAACTCGTGGCTTTCCTCAGATCTCAATTTCACGTCCTTCGTGACGGATGCGAACGACGCCTATAGCTATGATTGCGCGAACAACCTGCACCAATGGTATATCAACGGCGCGCGCCAGGCCTATATCGATGGCACCGGCAATGTCGTTGCCAGCGGCGCGCTGCAATCGAATAGCGGCGTCGTCAGGCCGGGCACCGATCCGGAATTCTATCTAAACTTCAACAGTGGCGCACCACTAATCAATTTCGACAGCAATGACGGTCTTTATTACGATCGTACTTTCAACTTCTACAGCTTCCTGATCGGCGCGGCCTCGCATTTCTCGATCAGCGCGAACGGCACGACGATCGGAAGTCCGGCTGGCGGTCAGAAGGGCTCCGGCTCACTCAATGCCTCCGCGCTGTATGACAGCGGCAATCGCGTGCTGACGAGCGCATCGGGCGCCGCACTGATCGCAGCCCAGAGCCTGGGCAATCCTGGCTATATCAAGCTTACCAACGGATGGATGATCCAATGGGGGCAAACCGCGATGGCCGCGAACGGGACGACAACGCAGGCCTATCCCGTGGCCTTCACCTCGTTCGCCATTCCGATCCCTGGTGCGATCACCCTCAGCACGACCGCTCAGGACAATAGCGGCGTGAATAGCTGGGGCCTTAGCAGCATGGTGCTCGTCAATGGCGAAAACAGCCCGATGACCATGCCCTGGATCGTGGTGGGCGTATGAGCGACACCATCCCCCCCGCGCCGTTCAACATCGAGGCCGCGCTCGTGCGCCTCGAAGGCAAGATCGATCTGATCGCGAAGGACAATGCGCGCCAGGGCGACGACATCAAGACGATCCGCCAGCGGATCCACGAACATGCCAATCTTTTGCAGACGTTGACCGCCTTGGACATTCCCAAAAAGCTTGAAGAGCTCAAAGCCCTGATCGCGACGCTCGACAAGCGGATCGAGACGCTCGAAAGCGATTATAACCAGCGCAAGGGCGCGGCCAATCTGGCGCGCGCGCTCTATGCGCTGATCTCGCTGCTCGGCATCGGCGGCGTCGTCGCCATCATCAAGATGATCGGGGGTTGAGCCATGGCGACGCCGCCCTCCGAGATCATCGCCGCCGCGTGCGAAGCCGAGCGCAAGTGGAGGATCCCCGCCTCGATCAGCCTCGCGCAATGGGCGGTGGAGAGCGGTTGGGGCCGGCATATGCCGCCCGGATCGAACAATCCGTTCGGCATCAAGGCCCGGCCCGGCGATCCCTTCGTCACCGTGCGCACGCGCGAGCAGGATCGCGACGGGCATGATTATTTCATCGAAGCCGCGTTCCGCAAATTCGGATCGATCGCGGAAGCCTTCGATGCGCATGGCGCGTTGCTCAACAAGCCGGTCTATGCGCGGGCGCGCGTCGCGCTGCCCGATCCGGACCGCTTCGCCGATGCGCTGACCGGCGTCTACGCCACCGATCGCGGCTACGGCAAGGCGCTGCGCGCGGTGATGCACGGCAGCAATTTCTACCAATATGACGGAGGCGCGGCATGAGCCTGAACCTCAATTTCCTGAAGGGCGTCAATAATGACCATGTCGAGCTGGGGCGGCTCGTCTGGGCGCTGACCTGCTTTTCCTTCATCATCTTTCAGGGGCTGGCGATCTGGTGCAACCGCCAGCCGTTCAGCCCCACCGATTTCGGCATCGGCGCGGCGGGAATACTGGCCGCCGGCGGCGCGGGCGTCGCGCTCAAGGAAACCGCGGTCGCGAAGGCCAAGGCGGCGGGCGAGGGGCTTGGCTCCGGCGAGGGCGTGCCATGATCGCGCTGCCTTTGCCGCTGTCATCTTACGTCGCGCCGGCGCTGGGGGCGGGGCTGCTCGCCGCGGGGCTCTGCGCGGGCGTGCAGACGCTGCGCATGCATAGCGCGCATGTCGCGCTGGCGGCCGAGCGCGCCGCGCATGCCAGCGATATCGCGCTCTGGCGCCAGGCGGGCGCGCTCGCGGTCGCCCGCGCCAGCCAGACCAAGGCCGAAACCGAAAGCCATCAGATCACCGTAACCGCAAAGGTGCAGGATGAAACGCGCAGCCGCCTTATTGCTTTTGACGACGCCATGCGCCTGCGGCCACCCGCCGCCGCAGCCGATCCGGATCGCCCCGGCGGCCCCGGTCTGCCCGGTCTTTCCGGCGGCGCCGGCAGCGCTGACGACGCCGGCGCAGATACCCTCATTCCTCGCGAAGATGCCCGGATTTGCGGGGAAAACACCATCGAACTGATCGGGTGGCAGGCCTGGTACGCGGCGCAGCACCAATTGGGAGCACATCAATGAGCACATTCAACATACCTGATATCTCGAACAATCCGCAGCCGGTGACGCTGAACCCCAATGGGCGTGCCGATGCGGTTAATTCCAAGCCCGTCGCGCTCGCCAACGAGGATAAAGCCTCGCTGGACGCAGTCGGCACCAACACCGCCGCGATCGGCGCCGCGCTCAGCGGCGTCACCGATACCGACGGCAGCCTGCAGGTCGCCTTCTATTATAATGGCGTGAAGGTCGATCCGACGGCGGCGGGCGCGATCATCGGCGCGACGCTGCCCGGCAATCCGCTCAGTTTCGCGCCGGTTACCGAAGGCGGGCTTGCGAAAACGGCCAATCCCACGGCGGTGGCGGATGGTCAGGTGGTCAACGCGCTGCACGACAAGCTCGGCAAGCGCATCTCGATCCCGGCGCTGCGCGAGGTGAAGGCGATCCAGACGACCACCATCACCGGCACCAGCGAAACCACGATCGTGACCGCGGGCGGATCGGGCGTGTTCAAGGATCTCTACCGGCTGGTGATGACCAACAGCTCGGCCACCGCCGTGACGATCACGATCAAGGACGCGACCGCGGGCACCACCCGCTACGTTTTCGCCGTGCCCGCCGGCGCCACCGTCGGCTTCTCCGCCGACGCCGGCAGCGCCGCCGTCCAGTCCGCCGCCAACAACAACTGGACGGCCACCATCTCCAGCGCGGTGACCTCGATCGTCATCACCGCCGAAACCGTGGCGAACGTCTGATGACGGCGCCGACGCCCCGCAGCGCGACGCCGACGGTCACAAGCTCCGGCACGACCGTTACGACCCCAACCATCACCCTGTCGCCGCATCAGACGGGTGATTATCTATTGGTGATATTGGCGGTACGGAACGTGACGACTGTGACGGCACCCGGAACATGGGCCTTGATCAAGGGTGGCAATACCGGCGGCGTCTTTCTCGGACTCTATCAGCAAAGCACGCTGGCGGCTTCGAACGCTGAGACAAATCCGCAGTTCACGTTCAGCCCGGCCTCCACCTATACCGCGCATGCCTATTCGGTGCCGATGCCAAACAGCGGCACGATCAACCGCGCAGGCGTGAATGTTTCGGCTGGCACCAGCGCAACCGCAGATCCGCCCTCGAATACCTCATTTGGTGGCACACAGGACTATTTGTGGCTCGCGGGGGCTGCGGTCAACGCCGCCACGGCGATCAACAGCGGACCGAGCGGTTATACGAACTTCACCGGTACCGCTGGCGCAAACAGCAGCTCGATCGGCGTGGGGACCGCATGGAAGACCGCGCTTGCGTCTGTGACCGAAGATCCGGGCACGTTCGGGCTCGGCTCATCGGTCAACTGGACTGCAGACACGCTGGCCATTTGGGACCCTGTCACGGGTGGAGTGACCTCCCATGGCGGAAATGCAATGCTTTTGGGGATAGGCTAATGTCGCGTCTCAACTTTCGCGGTCATATCGGTAGGCGGGACTATGCGGTGAATACCGCTCAGCCGACCCTCTCGGGCTCGGCCATCAGTGGCCAGACGCTCACCGGGGCGAACGGAACCTGGACCTCGTCTGAATCCCTGATCGCCGGCTACGCCTATCAGTGGCAAACGGCCGATGCGCCGGACTTTGCAATCTGGTCCGATTTAACAGGAGCCAATGCCGTTACCTTGGTTCTGGCAGCCGGGCAGATCAGCAAGAAGCTCCGGCTCGGCGTTGCGGCCGTTAACGGTGACGGACAGTCCCCCTTCGTCTACACCGCTCCTACCGATATCATTCAGGACGCGCCGGCTATCCCGCTGGCGATCCACGGAACGCCTATCACCATTGCCAATCAGGGCGACGCAATATCCTTCATCGTCAGCTTTGACGGTGGGACCGGAGCTTATACCCCATCGCTGATCAATGCGCCTTCCGGGTCGTCAGTCGCCCTTCTCTCCAGTGGGAACCAGGCAACCGTTACGCTCAACACGTCGATCTCGGGTAGCTTCAGCGGCGTGACCGTGCGGGTAACAGATGGCACTACGACCGCCGACCTTGCGGTCTTCGACTTCATGGTCAATTCTATATCCGGGATCCAGACAGTCGTCCCAGGCACCGGATGGACCGCGCCGACGACAGCCGTCAACGGCGTGTCGGTCACGGCGCAGCGCGGTACATCCACCAACGTTGGCTATAATTTTTCGCCAACCTGCTATGTGGAGGAGCCGCCATTCTTCGAACTCGACAGCCCTTACATCCTCTGGATCCATGCTTATCATACCGGGCCGCTCGGCGATTTTGACGCCAACCATCCATTGTTCGGCATGGAGAAGGTAACAGTGGCCTGCGATGAAGGGCCCTGGATCACTATCACCGCGCAATATAATTCGGCCGAGAATTTCTGGGGCTTCCCTGTTCGTATCGACCCGTCAAAGTGGGCTGACGGATACTCCTCCGAAACTGTCCGGTGCATGCGAATCGTGGCGTGGCCAAAAAACGGCAAGCCGCGCGTACTACAGAACGCCTACAATGATTATAGGCAGGCATTCAAATTCACGACCAATGCTAATGGTACACTCACGCGAACCAAGCGCTATTTTGGAGCCAATGGCTCCAGCGGCAATAGCGGCCTGGACAAGGATCATCCCAAGGCGACGATGGAGCAGGCGATCGCCTCGTTCTCTCCGTCTGGTTCGGGACACAATTATGGCGATTTGGAGCTTGTCTGTACGGGCGGAACGAACCTCGCATTTTCCACCTCTTCAACGCGCGCAACGACGTTCCGGGCAATGAAATTGAGCGCACTTCCCGGCCTTCAACCGAGTGATTGCGTCTTCACGAGTTCGAACAGCTCCGGCATGGGAACGAAGCTCTTTCACGTAAAGGGCGTTTCGCTGAGTGGCATTCAGGCCACTGGTATATCGGGGTCCTCGGGCTATTTCGAAGATTGCTCCTTCGATGGCGGCGCGACGTGGCTCGCACAGGACTTCCCGTTCAATCACGGCAACGTCACTGCTTGGGTGCGAGGCGGCGTTTACAATAACTATGGCAGCACCTTCCGAGGGACGCGCTCGACCGTCAACGTCTCTGTGCCGCTATGCGGGCGCAACTTCATCCAGAATGTGCTTTATTCGCGGAATGTCACGCTTCAGACGATCCCGCCCACCTCCCAACTTCACCCCGACACCTTCCAATATTATAACAGCAACAACATCAATGTCTTGGGGGGGCGTGGAGCTACGGGGGAATCGCTGAGAATATTACCGTGCTGAGCGCTAATGCTCAGGGTCCGTTCTTTAAGGACAACAATTATATCATCGGCATGTTCATGTACAATTGTAATTTCACCCTTAACAACACTGGACGTAACACTTTCGTGATCGGCTCGAACACCGCTGGTCCCAATGGTGACGGTTCGCAGGCAACATACCCGTACACCATCCTGCAAAACTCAATGTTCTGGGAATCCTCGTTCCTCGGCGGTAATACCAATCGCGGCACTGGCGTGTGCGATAATGTGATCTTCAAGAACACGCACCTGCAGGGCGGCACCTATCCGAATAGCGCGCTGGTATACGAGACTGCCCACTGA